AGACTTTGTGTTGTCACTGTTAATAAAGGCTCCTGCTACCGTAGCCGTACCGTTGATAGAGTAGGTTGCTTTGTTTGACGTATTGTCAATGCTTCCTGCCGCCGCAGTACCTAGCGTAAGAGTCTGACGCACTGACTGTGAGTAATCTGTTACCTCAGTCCACCCAGAATGAGAGGCCATCGTATCTGCCGCCGCCGCTGATCCTGCGCCTTTAAGACCTACATACCATGCGGTGATCTGTGTTCCCCCATCTAACGTACTGGACAGGACATGATTCAAGCCTACCGTAGTGACGAGGTTTTTATTAATCTCGCGCCACTTCTCATTACCTTCTGAGTCGCGGCACACGACCTCCCATACGTTTTTGAGGCCAAGGTTCATATCTGTTTTGTGTTGCATTTTCAAGCCTCCATCGGCCTTAAAACTAATTGGGGTATTCAACATCTGTCCATACCGTTGTTGGGTCTGATTCATCTGACCACGTTGAAGAAGGATCAGATACATCAGTCCAAATTGAAGAGGGGTCGCTTACATCATTCCACAAGAATGAATCTCCATTCTCGTATGTTAATGATACCGCTACCGTCATTGATTCTGGATGTTTTGTGTTATTAACATACCCTGCTTCAATAGCGTATGTAGCAGAACCAACAGCATCCAGTTTAGAAGAGGTGGTATATGCAGAAGTAATTGCGTAAGTTGCATCTTCCGTGAATGTAAATCCACCTAAACCTGTATATCCTGTATCTATTCCAAAAGTAGCAGAGCCTACAAGTGAGTGCGTACCATCCTTGGTAGCGGTTAGGTTCAGACCAAACGAGGTAGAGCCTATAATATTCCCTATGCCTGTATTGACGTTATCCAGAGTAACACCGTAAGACGAACTATCTGTCTTAGCCGGAGTATTCCAGTTTATTCCAATGTTACTCCAATATATCGGAGCAGAGGCTTCCGCCCACGTTATTGGGGCTGTCAATAGTAACCACTCGTATTCATCACTCTAAGAGCGGAGCCTGAGTGACGATCCTTGTTGTCCTGTTCCTGTATATCTTTGATAGCCTGTTGAAAGGCTGTTGCCCATAACTGAACTCTAGGGTCATTCATAATAAACGGTTCAGCCTCCAATAAACAACCATAAAGATATACATCAGGAGCATTAGTAATCATCCAGTTAGTAGTGGCAGACGAGGTAAGAGCGTCAAACTTTTTGTAGAACAACATCTCAATAGTTTGTACACTTCCCGGTATCGGCCCTAGTTGAATTTCGTCAGCAAGGATAGTGTACATTTCTGGAGTACCTTCAGCCGTGCTGCCATACAATCTGTCATAAATTTCAGGAGTTACATACTGCATAGGGGTGACAGGAGTCGTGTTTATCTGTAGATTACGCATCTGGATAAAGTTAGTAGGCAGGGCAAGCGTTCTTTGGCTTGCCACTGTAGATGCCGTTTGCTTAGTTTCCATAGCCCTAATGCGAAGCAAGCGATTAAATCTTGCTTCTGCTAGGGCAATAAACTCAGGTATCCGGTCAGTCAGGTCATCCCTGTCTAACCAGTTAGCGACTGCTGTGTTTAACTCGCTGTAATTAGAAATAGCCATTAACTGTTTTTACTTTTAAACCATACTCTGTTGTTAATGATAGGCAGTTGGTCGTTACCTGTGAATGTTGGTTGGTATAGCCACATAATTATACCCTCGTAGGTGTAGTCCTAAAGTATTTGTTATCAGGGTCGTTAAGGTATTTCTTCAACAGGTTTGTGTCTTTCTGAATCATTCCATTGGTTTCTTTCATCCACTTTTCCCATACAGTAATAGGAATAGATGCAACCCTTACGCCCTCGCCTTGCTTGCCCGGAGTTTTTAAATCTCCGTAGTTGTTGTAATCTGTTTTGTTTTTCTCAAGAACAGGGGTAGTGTCTTGGAATGTCTCAAGAGTAAAACCACCATCATCCTCTGGGGTAAACTTCTGCCAAGGTTGTGCTGATCTTTTAGACATGATACTTCCTGTTGTTACCTTCCAGTATATCTTTCATCTGAGTTTCTAAAGATTTAGGTTTGTTTTCTTTTTTAGCCTGCTTCTTGTCAGATGATTCCATCTGCTTTACCGCTTTACGAATATCTGATTTTTTCAAAATATAATCCCTCTCTCTAAACCAAAGTGTAAGTATCCACTTATCCCCTGTGTTGGGCGGTAAACCCATGTGCATTGATAGGGGGTGCGCTTCCTTGTTTTCGTCTAGGTTGCCAAACATCAGTATCCTGCCTTGGAAAGCCTGCATAACTAATCCCAAGTTAGGAAACCCTGTTGATCCTCCATCCGAATCATTAAGATACAGTATAACAGTTACAGCCCTGTTTCCTGCCTCTTCTGCCTTAAACATATCAGGCATAACTTCTCCCGGCTTAAACGCATCTAAATGCGGTTTGTATTCTTGTCCGGGTTGATACCTTTGTATCGTAGCGGGTTCTGCCCTACTAAGAGGAACACCCGCGATAGAAGCAAGCCTTTCTAGTACATCAGTAATAACTTCATCTTCATCGTGTTTGGCAAATGTACCCTTGCTAGTTCTAGTTGGGTCTTTTACCATCTCATCGCCTACATTGATTCTGTTCTCTTGTAGACCACGTTTTTCTGCAAATTTAATAATGTAGTCACACTCTTCAGGGGTTACAACATTATCTTTTACAACTACTGTGGGAATGCTATTGTATATAAACATAATAAGGATCAAGCCCCCCGAAGGGGGCTATCACCATAGTACCTCTATTTGACGTTTTTGATGATCCCGTTACCGTGACCATTCTTAGCGCGAAGCCCGTACTCAGCAAGCATCATCTGTTTGATGTTGTCGCCAGTCTTTGACAGGGTTTCGGTTTTGAAAGGACGGAGGTAATCAACTGACCACAGATCGTAGTCAATGACGTATACGCGGCTAGCCAAGCAGAAACGGTTAGGAACAATCTTGAACGTACCGAAGTCCGTAACAAGAACGTCAACCGCGTTCACTGCGGTAGCCTGACCATCACCGACATTCTTCTGGAGGTCAGCAACGACAGAGCCGCCAAGAGCAGAGATAGTCTGCTTTAGAGCGCCAGAACACATCATAATGTCTGGGGTTCCACCCAAGTCCCAAATGCGAGACACAACCTCGTTAATCATAGCGAGGGTCAGTGACACAGTTGGGGTCGTACCGGCGGCGGCAACAGTCGTGCCATCAGGGCCGGGGGCTGGGGAACCAGTACCGTTGTTAACAAGTCCGACAACAGGAGAAGCGCCACCGTCAAGAATCGGGGACGTACCAGCGGCAGTCGTACCAATCCAAGAGTTATACGCACCCGTTGCGCGAGCGGCGGCAGGGCCACCAATCGCCGCACCAGCGGAACGCACAGTGTCATCAAGGAGCATCTTTTCCATGTCTCGCTTAATTTCTTTTGCGCGTTTAGCCAACTGGTAAGCCTGACTTGATTTGCGGCCAGCAAAATCCACGGCCTCGGCGGTGCCACTCGTCATCACGGTTTTCATACTTATTTGAGTATAATTACCCAGACGGCGTGGCTCTGCCACTGCAATCGGATCAGGGTTTTCGCCTTCAACATTTCTGTTTGCGGCAGCGGCGGCAAGTTCATCAGTCTGCCATTCAAAGTAGGTATTGTCACAAGAGCCTTTACCCACACCGTTCATAAACGGCGTGTCCATAGGACTAATGTTGTAAATGATATTAGAGAGGTCTTCACGGATACCTACTGCCCCGTAAGTTTCCCTCGTATTAGTTGTTGCGGCCATTTTACAGCCTCCTTAGTTAAAGTTCTACATAATCCTCAAACAGACTTGCGGCATCTTCTGGCCGTCCTGTCTGTCTAAGACGCTTCATTGATGCAGTTCTTTTTGATTTGTCAGTGTCTTGCTTTCCTTTTCCGCTGCCAGCCCTTACGACTTTAGGTTTATTTTTGAGTTTTTTCTTCACAACGTCAGAAGAATTGGCCTTGTCGTAAAGCATGGCTTTTCTCAAAACAATAAGGGAACGATGGTCTATTAGAGAGGCTAATTCCTCTTGGGTAAATCCTTGCTCTCCTGCATACGACTTTAATTCAGCCGCAAGAGATGATTGTTTTTCAGGATCGCCCCATTCGGGTAGTTTTTCTACTAACGCCTTTCGCTCAGAAATAAGAGCCTCTTGTTTAAAACGCTCTAACTCTTCTTGCTGTTTTTGTGCGGCTAACTGCTGTTCGTACTGAGTTTGCTGTATTTTTTGCTGAGCATCACGAAATTCATCCTTCTTTGTCACAAAAGAAATAGGATCAGTTTGCCGCAAATGCTCCCAATCAATATTTGCAAATTCGTCCAAAGCAGTTAGGGAGGATTGCATTGCTTGTTGCAAACCATCAATATACTGCTGACGCTCATTCTGAATTTGTAGAATTTCGGAATTATATCTATTCTGTAATTCCTCCATTTCTTTTCTTTGTTCAGAAATTTCTTGCGTTTTTCTGGTATAATCAGACTGTCGGGAATAACCCTTAACAAGTTCGTCTAAGGATACTTCATACTCTTCACCATTTACGGTTACAGCATAAAGTTCTTCTACTTCCTCGCTATCGTCTAACTCTTCTTCTTCAGGCTCCTCTTCAACCTCTTCTTCAACTTCTTCTTCGCCTTCCAAAGAAACCTCTTCCAATGGTTCGTCTTGAGTTTCCTCAGTAGACTCTTCAACATCTTCCGTAGGTGCGCTTTCTTCAGTTTCCGGTTTTTCCTCTTCAGGTTCCATCAATCCAAGAAAAGCATTCTGCGCTTCGGTAACACTACCGGGTACTACTGGAAGCGGGGCTGGTTGCGTGTCCGCCATAATTTATCTCCTATATGTGGTATTCCTTCAGTTTCTGTGCCATCTCTCCAGTTTCAACAATACTGGTTAGATGAAGGCGTAGTCTCTCAAGGAGTCGTAATGATAGCCAACATTGCTCTCGGCTATCGACATCGTGCACACTTGTTTGTGACCAAGTGTTAAAAATATTTTCTGCTAACTTATCAAATGATTCGTTGTAAAGTGGGTCGTTAAGAATGCGTCTAGCGTGTTCTTGCCTTAATTCGTCGCTCATGTTGCTCCTATTGCTACGGCCCTATTCTGCTCTTTTTCTAGAGACAGTTCTGCGGCCTTTAGTTGTGCGTCTACAGCGGCTTCCTGTGCGTCTTGTTGGACTTTCATCATTTTAACTTGTAGGTCGCCCTGTTTTATTTCCAACTCTTTCATTTTAATCTGCTGTTCCATCATAGCCGTCTGCTGTTCTGGTGTAGGCTGGTCTGGCTGTGGGGGTGGAGGTGGAGTAAGGTAATCGTCTACGTTTTGGTATCCCATAGCCTTTACAAGGGCCGCTCCAAGATTGTACATATTCTGGGGATTTACAATTGGAAGCCCACCCTGCATTGCTTGAGCGGCAAATTGAATCATCTGAGACAAATGAGCCATCTGCTGATCCTTTGATCCGTTACCAAGAGCCACGGATACTGTGCAATCCATTCTGTCGTTCCACATATCTGGACGAACAGGAACCCACTCATTACGCAGTTTAACCACTCTTTCTTTATCTTGGTTTTTAAGAAGAAGTTCGTAAATGCGTAGCATTAATTCTTTAACGCCAGTTTCCGCAAACTGCCTTGCTATAAGTTCTACTCTAGACTGGGCATTAGTCATCACAGCATTAACAGCGGTAGCCGTAGTGTGTGATGTCAAGGCATCAGGATTAACGCCTTGGGTGTTTTTGTTTACACCAGACCTAGCCTCTCTTACCTCATCAAGGTAGCCAAGCATCTGGAATGAGTATGGTTCAAGTGGAGGGGTAGCCAAAGGAGTGACTGCGTTAGGAGACTTAACTCGTACCACACCGCCCGGGCGCTGGGTTAGGAGGTCATCCAAATTCGCTTGACCTTCAAGTACGGCATACCGACCAAAGTTCTGGTTATAGGCATTATCCATCAGGTTACGCATTAGCGTACTCTTGATTAACTGCAAGTCCATCACAAGATCAGCAACCGACAGGCCAAAGAATTTGTGTGGTATTTTTATTGGTGTAATGGAGACAAATGGGATGTTGTCAATTTCGTCATTAGAGAATACATAATCCCCTACAGTACACACTTTCCTGAGTTCGGCAATTCCGTCATCGTTGTAGTCTGTTCTTAGGAATGATTCATACAGCCAGTATTCTCTTAGGGCTTCTTCCTCGTTACCACCCCATCCTTCTGCCATGATTTCTGAGTCATCGAAGGCGTATCTAGCAAGCCTTTCACCATTGTATGACTGTTCATCGTAGCCAGCGCCTAAATCTTCAGGCCCAAAGTTTTTATCTGGGTACATCACCCTTAATTCAGATAAGGTCTTTTTTACCCTGTGACATACAAATCTGGAGTCTTGGATACTTTTAGACTCTCTTGCGATCAGGAATTCATCAGGAGGTACGTTTTCAATTCTTATCCTACCACCGTATTTCGTCCTTAGTATGACAACATCGTGTAAACCATATTCATCTACACTATGCTCTACTACCTCTACCTCTCCCGGGGAGATAAGAATGTTTAATTCTTCTTCCGTAAGTCTAGAGTATTCTTCTCGTTGAGGCTCTTCGTACTCATCCCACCATACTTTTACAATTCCATTTTTCTGTAATAGGGCATCATGAAACCAAGAGTATAGGATTTCCCAACCGGGATTGTCCTTTGTAAAGACGTAGTTGACGTAATCAGTGGCTTGTTTGGCGGATTCTACGTCTTCCGGGCCAAAAGGCGCAAAAGTAACCATTTCATCGCCAGAGCCGAATATACGCATAAGAGTAGGTTTAATCCACTCAATTGTGTCCTGAACCGTTGAATCAACATACTGACTACGGCCATCTACTTCATTGCCGAAAGGTAAAGCGTAGTAATATTCTTGCGCTTTCTCTCTTTGGTCGGCAATTTCTCCATCATACCCTAGGGAATTGGTTACTTCCCCTTGTATTCTGGATATCAGTTCTCGTTCTTTATCAGACAATTCCGTAATTCCTGTATGTTATTTCGTTAGTCCAAGTTGGGTCAGCCCCAGCAATAGCGAATCTTTGCGACTGGAAGGCGTATCTTGTAGCAGCCATTAAATCATCCCTTATGGGTACTATCTTACCCTCTTTCCTATGGAACATTCTAAATTCTTCAAACCAGTCACCAAGGGTAGAAAACACTTTAAACTTTCCTGCCTCCATAGATTGGAGCATAGCCATAAGCCCTTCCTCAATAGAGTTAGACCCTTTTTTCTCTCCTAAAGCAGGAGGGTTGCTAAAATGCTCCATCCTGAAGTTGCAGCCAAGGTTCCTGTATTGTTCGGCTAGGCCCGGATTACCCATGCTATCCCTGCGATTTCCGTCATGTGGGTAGGCAATCGGGATAAATAGGGGCCGTTGCCTTATTACTTCTGCGTGTACAGAGGGGCTTGCTTTTGACGCTCTGTAACAGTCATAGACGTAGAAAGTGTCTGTTTCGTTGTCTATGGCACACCAGACTACAGCGGTAGGGTGATCCCACCCAAAGTCTATAGCGGCTATACGGGGCCAATGATCCTCTATTTGGATAGGGGATATTGTTAGGCTTTCCTCGTTTATAGGGAAAACCAATCCTGAACCAATTGAAGGTCTTCCGTACCTACGCATCTCTCTTTCATGCGGGGAATATGCGGAAAGAATCTGTTCCATGACAACTTCAGAAAGATGCCCGTTCTCCCCCTTCATGGATTTTACATTTTCAGAAGCATCGTCCCAAGTGGCGTTTGTCAGGGACTGTCCTTTTTGAATGTTGTTCATGAAAGCAGCAACTGTCTCAGTCATGCCGTTTTCAGGTGTGAAGGTCATGTAAACCATCCCCCTCCTATCCAAAGTTCGTGTGACAGCCTGTGAGTAGAGTTCTCTGGACGGTTCTTCATCTAGCCATACACAGTCTACTGACCTACCCTGCCACTTGTCTACGCCCATCTCATAGGCTTTGAAGTGTAAAGAAGAGTTCCCGCCGCTAACGTGTTTTATCAAAGCAACAGACTTTGCATTAGGGACTCCGGGCTTCCTTTCGGTCTTAATTATTGCTTTTTTAGGTATTGCACCTGAACCGAAGGCTTCGGGGTCGTCTGGGGAACCCAATAACTCTGCTTGTACGATATCTCTAGTGGTTTCGTTAGACACACCACCAGCCCATGCTGTGATAGGCTGTCTGTATCTACGCCCCTCCCACCAATCAGGGTACATTCCTGTTAGATGGTAACTCATCTCAGCGGCACCACAATAAGATTTTCCTATGCGGTTAGCGGCCATCAATAAGCGTTGGCTATTGTCTTTTCCAGTAGAATGGAATTCTAACTGGTAAGGGTAAGGATCGTAAGCGTCAACCTTGTTGAATCGCTCTCTCTGCCTTAGTTCCCTTGCTATCTCAACCGCTTTTTCTATTTCCGCTTTTGTAACCGCTGGCATATGCCGCCCTTGCTTGTTTTTGTGCTGATGCTTTACTGGAGTAACACTTACCTGATTTACCCCATTTGTAGCCTTTTTTCCCATTTTTCAGGGTGCATCTTTGGATAGGCATTATGGCTTTTTCTTTTTCCTTGAAAATACGTTATTTGCAGGGGCATCCCAAATAGTGGACAGGTTTGCACCGTAATCTACAGCGTTGGGCCAAGAAGTCAGCATTTCTAGGAGTCCTTGCTGTTTTATATTGTCAGCACCCTGAAATCCTTGGTGTACAGCACCGCCAAGCATAAGCCTAGTTTTTTGCCAAGGAGTTAATGCGCCGCCCATACGGTTAATTAAATCTTGTGTCTTTTCCCGCTGTACACGCCTTCTTACACTACTATCAGCGTCCCAAGGGACGTTCATACCCATGCTTTTTATTTCATGTTCACGCCATTCTTCGTAAGGAATTCCCAAAAAACCCCAAGGTTTGCTGTAGTGGGTAAGATCGTCATGGCCAAGAAGCCTCATTGTTCTGGGCTTATTCTCTATCCCTCTCATTCTAGTGTCAGGCCTAAACAAGGAATCATTTTGTTTTAACCATGCTTTATAATCAGCAATAGAGCCGTGACCTACCGCCTTTGAAACCGCTTTAGACATTGCGTCAGCGTGTTCTATACTAGGATATGGCCCGCCTAGTAGGATTTTTTTCTTATTTTGAATTGTATAAAGATACTCTCCTTCTGGGCCTCCCTCGCTAAATGATCTTACATGGGACATATCAATTTAACTTACCTACAAGAGCCTCTAATTCTCTCTCTAATTCCTCAGTAGAAGCAGTCTCTACATGGGAGATTTCCTGCTTTTCTATAGGTTTATATCCAGCCCTGTCTAAAATATCCTTACAGGCATTCAACCTAACCCCCTCAGAAGCAGCAGTAGTGGCAAGGTTGTTCACTTGTGCTAATGCTCCGGGTACACTATCTTGGATCATACGCATCATTTTCTCATCAATCTCACTCTGGAACTGGTTTTTAAGAGAATACCCCATTTGTTTACTGGTTTTTTTAGAATAACCAGCCATTTCAGCCGCTTTAGCGGCATTTCCAGTAAGGCAGTAATTTTCGATGAATTTGTCTTGCTTCTCTGTTCTCATAATATGCTCTCAGACGCTCTGTAATGGCCTGTATTGAACGATCTCCAAAAAGTAGTACCTAGCCATAGGGTATGGTCTTTTTTTCATACACCCCCTGATTTTGAGGGTCTTAAATATCCCCCGATGGTGAGTGGAGAGGATATCTAAGAATTTTTTTTATAAAAAAGGGGGTGGGTACCCCCCGCGGGGTCGGCCATCGTCACGCAGATGAGAATGATTCGCATTCCCATTCGCATTTGGCTGGGCTTGACACGGGCGAATATCTATGAATCCTTATATAGCGATGGTTCAGAAATGGTTAGGGATTTTTTGATAGGCGTGTGAGTGTGGGGGGAGAATATCTAGATCAACACTTCCAACGTCTGTCAACACTGAGTTTATATACAGTATTGCACCCTATAGCAGTTTCATGCTAGGCGGGTCAGAAAATAGTTTTTGCCATTACCGGCCATATCGGTTAGTATCGGCGGTGCTACATGGTCTATCGAGTAGCACCCGGCTTGATGGTTAGGCGAACGCCTAAGGGTGGATTCCCTGAACGGCAGGCAACCGGAACCCGGACTGACCCGCTTTTTAACATCTTTGAAACTTGGCGAGCGCTTACCGGCAGCGGTGACGGTGGGCGCGTTCGTTCGCTTTAATCACGCCGCATAGGAACCAATGTTATGCAAATGCAAAACAATGATTTGACCCAA